CAGCCAGAGCGGAGGCGGCGGGTGATAACGTCGAGAAGTGATTCTGTTTGTAGAGTGAAGCCCACAATGGCCCCACCCTCGATGGCGTAGTTCATCGTGGGTTTCCTGTATTGATTGCATGACGATGCCCACTCAAATAAGTGAGCGTTGGCATGCAGATATAAAAAAGGCCCGAGGGTTAGCTCAGGCCAAACAATCGCAACCGCCGTAGCCTTGACGACTAAAGCGCTTTACTGATGACTGGGTGTCATCGTTAGCCGCACTCAGTGAATACGGCTTGCGATGTCACTCAAACCACTGGGATGCGAGATAAGCCGCCCCGGCAATCTTGTGCTCATGTTTAGGCTCAAAATCAGCCAGGCATGCCTGAATGTTTAGCATTGCCAGCTTCCCGCTTACTTCCGGCTTTGGTTTTGGCCAATCATTCTTACTCAGGCCATTAAAAAACCATCTGCTGATGAAAGAATTCCACTTGTTACTTTCCCGCTTGAAATCACCGGGAATTGCTGAATATGCAGGCAGTATCTTCATCGCCTTACCACCAAAAGCGATGTCAAGATTGGTTACTTCGATTGGTTTTTGCATTAGTCTTCCACCTTTCAAACTGCTCTTTATTGAGCGTCACAACGATCCTGTTATCAGCTCGCTCACCGTTGTCTTTTAACTTCTCAGCACGCCATGATTCGCCGTATAACTGGGCTGTGACGCGCCACTTACCATCTTTGCGATTGACTATCATGGTGTGCTCCGGGCAATAAAAAGCCCCGCGATTGCGAGGCTATTAGCTTTTCCACCAGGTTCCATGTTCATCAATCCAGTCACACCACTGCTTAACACTCCATTTTGTTGTGTCATCGTGAGGAACCCTGCATGAGTAGAGCCCTTCTTTGTAAAGTCGCTTTTTTGTAGACTGAAGCATCTCTCACTCCTGCGGCAGCGCCGCTGTTAAAGGCTGACTAAGCGGCGTCAATTTCTTCAACTGTTATTTTGCAAACCACCGCATACCGCTTTACCGGAGAGTCATCTGCATCCTCAACGCAAGCGTAGGACTCGCGCATCATCAAGTAGTTGATAACATCCTCTAAACCTGAAATAGATGGTCGCTCTGCGAATAATCCATCAGCGCAAATAACTGCAATTGTCTCTTTCATGCTCACCTCGCCGTTACTGATTCTGTTGGTTTACGATACCCGGCTGCAAAAATCGCAACTTGCGGCAGGCACATTGCCCCGGACTCTACTTTCACATCACGAACACTCGGCCCGTTGATTGCTCGCGCAACCTTCAGGCTGCTGCAACCGGACTCGACTACGGCCCACTTCTTAATCGCATCCTTGCGCTTAGCTACGCGCTCCCTTTCTTCTGCTGCTGATAGCGCCCTGATGCCGAATGCCGCATCGATAACGCCCTCCAGATTGTCACGCTCAATCGCTGCTGCACGGCGACGAGCATGGCGGCGACTCTTTGCTGTCTCTTTCACAGAACTGCCATAAGTGATGATTGTCATGTTGCCTCCTGAAATGTTTTTGGTGGTGAGCTGAGCGTTGCCCTGGTGTTGGCGTTGCTGCTGTCCCAACTCACCCCAAACCCATCTCGTTTGGATATATCGCGCTTTGTCAGCGCTATCTGTTGTTAAAGAGCATCGACATCGTGTCGGTAGTGCTGTGCTTCCTGCTGATGGGCTTAGTATCACCTCAAGTGGTTTTATAGTCAACACCGCAAGAGATATTTAAATCTCTGATGGTGATAATGCTTTTGATAGTTAAGGGGATTTATTTTTTGCTCACTTAAAATCAGCGCGATTTACGGGCTGGCGAGGTGCAGGAGCTGCGAAAAGGTGCAGGGGGTGTAGGAGCAGCGCCGACAAACGGCGGCAGCGGGGCGGGGTGACTGCCGCTTTGCTACGGCTGAGTGGTGGATTCAGTGCGCGCGAAAGTGTCGGTCATGCTGCTTGATAGGCAAAGGATCGGTGAGGGTGATGAATGCGCCAGCGCAGGATGCTTTTCTGTAATTGTGTGTCTATGGGTAACTAATTGATATATATGGGATGCTGGGCGAAGCGGGTTGCGTAAGTCATTGATTTTCGCGCCAGCGCCAGAAATTTTGGATCCCGCAAAAACAGGCACAAAAAACCCGGCGCGGTGGCCGGGATTTCTTTTAAAGTTCAGGCTTCATTTTTCCGAATACTTTTTCAATTCCTGCCTCATATTCTTCTTTGCTATCACTCATGGCCGCGACACCAAGAAGCTTCCCGATGTGCTGCCTTAAAGCTTTAACGCCAATTTCGGAAAGGAACAGGTGCAATTTATCGGTCTGCTTTCCGTTTTCATCACGACTGGCTCGAATCTGCTCAAGGATTTTCCCTTTACTCTTTGCGAGAGGAACGTAAATCTGCATGTTCGTTAGTTGTCCGAAACGAATTGGCCTGCCTTTTTCCGGGCGATTCAATCCGTATAACCGGTACCATTCTTCGTACAGTTCATCAGGAAACTCTTTCTCATATTGGCGGGCTTCTTCACGAACAAAGGCCTTGAAAGCATTAATGACCTCCTGAACTTCAGGGCGATAACCTGCAACAGCATATGCAAGGCCTTTGATTCCAGCCTTCATCGCAGCATTAGATAGCAACTGAGCCTGCCTTGCGGCTTGGATCCTGCTTTTTGGCAGTGCGCCGGCAATGTTAGCTTTAATTAATGCGTTTGCCAGATCGCCCACCATCGTTATGTCATACCCATGAGCCTCACTAAAACCCAATCCTGCATCATCGCCCTTCCATTGAAAAATAAGGGGATTTTTGAATTTTTCTAGTAAAATTGCATCGACGAAAGACGACATATATTGTGAGTGAATAACCCTGTCAACATCGTTACCTAGACCACCCAAACCAAGCAGTCTGGACAAACCACGCTTACTGGTAACGACTGTTTTATCTTCATCATTAAGTACATAACATTCAGCATCAATGCCAAACTCATCCATAAAGCTACCCTTGTGGGTGGCTTTGTACCCCCATCTAGCCACTGCTCCTTTTTTGGCTTGATCGCTGCGTTGCTTTGAGGTTAATGACTTGGCGCGTGCAATGCCGCCTTTAGCCTTTCCCTTGGGTTCTTTCTTATCACTCATTTATGCAAGCACCTTTCTGTGAAATGTGCTTGCATGATAAACAATGTGAAATCACAAAAGCAAGCATGATTATTTTATTTATGCTTGCAATTTTTAGCGTATAAAAAAAGGCCGCATCTCTGCGACCTCTCCCAAGCAACTCCCTCACCCGAACGTCTCTTCCGGCCACTGGGCTTTAACTACCTTCCCAATGATGCGGCAGAACTCACCGCACTCAATGCTCTGGTAGCGCGGGTTGGTGTTCAGCGGCTCCAGCCAAGGCTTGCCGTCTTCCCATACGAATTTTTTGAAAGTCACTTCGCTATCATTGTGAATACCGGCAACGCAAAAATCGCCAGGTTCCACGTCCTCTTCTGGATCGACAAGTATCAACATTCCCTCAGGAAAGCTGGGCTTGCTGCCCTGGGGCGCTGTCATAGAGTGACCAGCCACCTCCAACCAAAACGCTTTATCACTGGCTTTCTTAGTAGTGGCAACCCACCCCTTTGCATTTGAGTCTGTATATGTTCCGGCTTCAGAAAATGAACCTGCTTGAACAGAAGTGAAAAGCGGGTATTCGTAATGAGTAACCAGGGCCTGATTTCCACTAACTGAGCGATACATTTCCGAAATTTCAGCAGCTATCCTAGGGCTAAAATCCTCGACACTTACTTTCAAAACACGCGCTAAAATCGCAGCATTGCTGGGATTTAGAGCGTTTACGCCGTTAAGTAATGATGCAATTGCAGACTGACCAACACCCAACATATCCGCAACTACCTCTTGGGATAACCCCAATACATTTTTCTTAGATTCATAAATCGCCTTAAGTCTTAAGGCGTCTTCAATTTGCTCTCTTGAGAGCGGTTTTTTCTTAGTAGCCATATAAATAATTTATCACCGCATGGAATAATCGTCTAACGCCGCAGGTGTTGACTAATTTACCTCTAGCGGTGATAATGAATTCACTGCTATGGAGGAGCCTATGATGCAGCGAATCAAATTAAAAGATTATGCAAAGCAGTTTGGTCAGACGAAGACAGCCCAAGACCTGGGCGTCTATCAAAGTGCGATTTTTAAGGCTCTCGCATCTGAGCGAGACATCACCGTGATTGTGCACGAAGACGGATCGGTATCTGCGGAGGAACTGAAATCCTTCCCTAGTATCCGCCGGGATGCACAGGCCGCCTAATTTTCACCGCTCTTTACACAATCTATCCCGCCGACAACGCGGGGCATCTATCAAATGCGACACCGCAGCGTGATCGCACGTAACTAATTCAACATGGAAATTATCAATCATGGAAGCTGCAAAGTACCGCAAAAAAGCGTCTCGCATCGAGTCGCAGCTGTTAGGGAAGTTGGCCGTTATGGGCCAGACAAAGTTCGCAAAACTGATGGGCGTACCTGACTGCAAGGTATCCCGGATGAAGGATGGATTCTTTCGTCAGGCT